CTCATAATACACTTTCTAAATATGTTGTAACTTCGTTTTCTACAATAGTATCAACGTCAGTTTTATTCACTGCTTCTTCAGCTAAGTTATACGCTTTAATACCTTTATTTATCCAACTCATAGGGTCAGAATTTGCTCCAGCTCTTCGGAAAGTTCCATAAGTATTTTGAGAAGTTTTACCATATTGAGCACTTCTTTTAGTCAGACCTTCATAAATTGAATTTTTATGAGTATATTCAGCATAATAAGGATTGTTTGGAGTTGCTTCAATAGCAGCTCTGGATTGAGGAACTTCATAAGGAGAAGGAATTTCACGAACAGTCAAACCTTGACCTGAAGCTCTCTTTCTCATTATATCATAAATTTCCTGAGGCATTTCGCCAGTAAAACCAGCTTGACCAAGAGTTCCTGGAGTACCGATACGAAAAGGAATTGTTAAATACCAATCACCGCCTTTATAAACTTGTTTTCCTTTTTTGTTATAAACTGGAATGGTGTATTTTACTTTTCCTGACTTTTTGAAACCTTCCTTCATATCGAAGGCAGAAGCTCCTTGTTCAATCATATTAGGTAGAATGCCAGTAAGAACTAATTGTTTAGCAAATCTACCTTTGTCAACTTTGATTATATTTTGAGTATATTCGGGAAGAGTTGAATTCAATTTTTGTTTAGCAAGAGCTTGCCAGTTTGCATATATAGCAGCAGTGACAGCGTTGACGCAAGTTTCCGTCAACATATCAATACTTTTAGGACTAAGACCAAATTGCGATTGAAGTCCTGATAAGTCTATGATGATAGGATTTGTCATACGTCAGTCCTCCTGTTATAAATTCTACCTCTATTCCAACCTGTTGTAATAGGCAATTCTGAATTAACAAATTTACTTTGAATTCCGTTGTTTATCCATATCCTGTTCTTTTTATCTTTTGATAATCTTAATCTAACTGAAATTGAATGAGTTTTACCGTAAAAAGGATTGTTTTCTCCTAAATACTCATTGCTTCTTTTTATCTTGAAACAATCAGTTCTCTTTTTACCTGTGTTAGAAATAGATATTTTTTCTCTTGTTGTTTTTGAATTTTGTTTTCCTTTTCTACCTGACGGTTTACCTATATGAGACGAAGACATTTTTTCTCTAATTTCTTTTGAAAATTTCTTACCGTAAGCCCAATGATTTGAACCACTTTTCAATTCAGACAATTTTCTTTTAGTTTCTTCTGAATATGTCTTTCCTAAATTAGCTTTTCTTAGTTTCTCTTTCACTAATGGGTCTTTTGATGGACTATGCTCTACGGCTGCTCCCCAAAGTATATTACATCCTCCTACTTCATAAGAATAATGAGCTTTTTCATGTTTGATGAAAAATTCTTCTAGTTTGTTTAACAGTTTTTCATCATATTTGTTTACTATGCATAAAATTTCTCTTCTTATAAGTTTTCTCCAATTTTTAGGATATTTATTTTTCAAATTTTTGATATAATCTGTCCAAATAGCTCCGCTGCCGTCATAAACATAACAATCTTTACGAAGAAAATGATTTACATCTTTATTTGACCAGTGTTGCCCAACGTAGAATGGTTTTACGCCATTCCTTTTCAAATGAGTCAATATAGTAAATTTGTAAATTATTCCTTTCATTCTCTATCTCTTGGAGGCATTACAGTATTTTCAAAGCTCTCTTCTCCGAACTTTTGAGCATCGAAGATATAATGAGCCTTTCTTGCTAACACGTTTATAGGCATTTGCCGCAGCTTTTCGTCATCATATGTACAGAACCTACTCTCACGGACTTTCATCAGCTCTCGGTTAGCATCTATAACATGAAAGACAGGAAAGTGCGCATACCTTATCGACACGCTCATATTAGGCTGCTTTTGATTTACGTCCTCAACTGGAAGTACAGCAAGAAGGCTTTGGTCAAAGACAATCTTATTCTTGTCGATTTTGTACATTTCTTCAGGTATGGGCTCCAACTTTGAGTAGTCTCCTACGAAAAGAAATATATTGGTTACAAACAACGGCTCATAAACTGGATAAACAATCAACTCTCCTCCGAATAACACAGGGTTGAGTATCTCGGAATAATAACCCTCCAATTGAGTCAAGATAATTCTATCCATGAACCCAAGTTTATCAATTCCTTTGGTTGTTATCGAAGCCGTACCACGATTAACTTCACTCCAATTTTCATAACGCTTCTTATTGTCCATGTGCTGAGCAATAAGTCTCGTTTCAGTCCTATCAACAAAAAACCAGCCTCTTCCTAAACAATTTTTACAAGTGGAAAGAGCCTGGCCAGTTGCTTTATCTACACAAGGACACCGCAAAGCTCGGTCAATAAAAGCGTCATAACCTTGTGTCTGTATCAGCGTCTCAAACTTATTAACATCCCATCCTACGTTTGGACTCATTGATGTCGGCGGAGTTTGATAGGCAGTTACTTTATCTGTTATGATACTTTTTCTATTTTTACCGTTACTTTCCATAATTATAATACTTCAAACGCAATTCCTCTGTACTTAGATTTCAAAGCTGGAAGTGTTCTATTCATTTCATCAACATACGTCTTTATACGTCCTGCAAAAAGTCCTCCTTGAGCACTTCTCGCCAACGGAGTATTTTGACTCACTCCGTCCAAACTTATATTGATAGAAGTAACTCCAATTCCATACAAAACGTCTCCTATAATAGCAAGAACGTTCAGAGCGGCAAATTTAGCAATGAAATCAAATAAATCAGCTGGTATTTTATCCCATCCCGTTATATATCTCGGTTTCCAATAATTAGGAATATAGCTTTGACCAAACCAACCAAGATGAGGAGAAAGTCCATTATAAATTAAAGAGTTTTGAGTCATTGTAGCGCCACCTTTACTTCCAGTGTTAGGTATTAAGTAAACATTTCTGTAAACAGCTACATCTGCTTGTCTTTTAATTGACAACCATTCTTTCGGATAAGTTATTTGACAGACGTCATTTATCCAACCTTCTAAATTATCAATATAAACAATAGGATACATTGTCCTGATATAACCCCAAGACATAAATTCTTGACGATTGAAATCACGGTTTTCCTCTATGACTTGTTTGGTCAATTTTATACTGAAGAGACTTTCAATCTGAGCTTGAGCGGTCAGAATGTGTTGAGAAATAGCTGTTGATGACATCTTCCTTCCATCGTTTGAACATAAAGGAATACCAAACAAGTAATTCTCAATCAACTCAGTAGGAGACATAATCATCTCCATATTCTTGTTGTATTGTATTTTCAATCTTAAACTCGGCATATCAGGACAATGTAAAAATGTTATTACTTTTCTTCGTCATCTTCCTCTTCGTCCAACTCACCTGCTTCAGCAGCTTCATCGTACTTTTTCAAAAGATAAGCCTTCATCAGTTTTTTGGAGCTCAATTTGTCGTACTCTTCTTCAGGCATTTCGCCTTCTTTAGCAAGGTCTTTCATTTGAGCCAGAGTCAATGTATCAAGATGAGCGGCAAACTTGTCACGGTCTGAAGCTTCTTCATCAACGTCATCTTCCTCTTCGTCTGAATCATCAGATGCGGCTGCAGCTTTCTTAGCGTATTCCCAGTCATTAGTGCTAGTTACAAGCACGGCTGCGCATTTAGCTGATACATCGGCTACTCCGTTAGCATCGATGGTAATAAGCCCATCTACAGGCACGATAAGCTGCATTGAGCTGTTTTTCGGATTTTTTGCTTTAATTTTCATTTTTGTTTACGATTTTAAGAAAAAAGGAGCAGGGTACACGTCCCCACCCCTTTTATCAATTTAACAATTTTATCGGTTATTTTACGAATTTGCCGATGTTGATGAAGCGTACCAATTTCTTTGGAGCATAAAGGAACGGAGTTCCATAAAGCAATACCATGAAACGGAATGCGGGAGAAAGAACAGCCAAATCCATCTTCATCAGAGGAGCAAGCTGAGCAAACTCAACTACTTCATTATCAAACTGAGCAAGCATTGACTGGTCAGTGTCTGGTAAGAAGCGGTTCATATCTCGGATAATGCCGGCACCACCACCATCGTAACCACGGGTCAAATCGTCCAAAGAAACTTCAAACAATGGGAAGAACTCTCCAGTTGCTGAACCTCCTACTTTGGTACGATAAATGCGATAACAAGTTGCTTTGTTTACGCCACCACCGTCTGCAAATTTCAAATCAATAGCTCCGTTAGCTACTGCTGCAGCAGGAGCAGTGCTGTAAATAGCCATATCGGATTCACCGAAACGGTTGATTGCAACAACACCATAATAAACATTACCAGCATCGGTTGAAGCCCATTTGCTTCCTGAAATACTGTTCTGAACTGCTACTGGAGTAGTAGCATCCCAAACAGGTTTGTTAGGAGCTTTTTGAGAAGTAGCTGCACTTGCTGAAGTTTTGCTCGGTTGTTTCTTGAAGAATACATCATGGTTCAAACCAATCTGTCCGAACTGAGAATCAAAGGCTTGAACTCTCTGACCCATAACTCCGTTACTCAAACTTGGAGTGTTAGGAACAATGAATTTGTTACCATAGAAATTCTTAACGAAGTTAGACAGAACAGCAGGTGGGCCATAAATCTGAGTTCCTAAACCGTAGTTCTCTACGATAGAGTTGGCAGCTTGTTCAATAGCTTCTTCTGTAAGAGCAGAACCACGAAGGTCAACAACCTGTTCTGAATTCATGTACTCGGCATAAGAAGCCCAAGCGTCAGATTGCATCTGTTGAGCCAAGAAGCCGTTAAACTGTTCAGGAACCATTTTTTCATTACCGAAATACAAACCCTGGTTCAAAGTACGCAAAATCCAAAGAGTTCCATCCTTGATTGTACGTTCCATAACGGAACCAATCATTGTGTTTACAAGGGTCATCTGGTGAGTTACACTCTTAGTTACACCAAGGTATTTCACCAACTGTGCCCTACGAACAAAGATTGAATCTTCTTCTTCTGGTAATTCTCCTTCTCTGTTCCAACCGCCACGATTAGCACCATAAGAAGTCTGTTGGTTGTACTCTTCTACGGTATTGTAAGCTGCCTTCTTAGGAAGGTCTTTCCACAAGCGTATATCGCTTTCACGGAAGGTGATGTGCTTCAGAGTTTTCTCCAAAGACTCAACCTTCAAAGGTGCACCTGACGCAGTGGTCAAATCAGCGGTTGAACGCCCTGTTATGTCTTGAGCTTCAAGAGCCTTATTCAGTTGGTCAAGTCCTTCTGAACCATGCATACCAGAGTGGAAACCATCTTGTTGTGCAGCATAGCCATAGTCGGCTAAGTTGATAGATAATCTTTCCATATCTTCTTTCTTTTAATAATTATGATGTTTATTTAACAATTTCAACTCCGTACTCGTTTTTCATGCGAGCAATGATTGACGTAGGAAGAGACTTATTTGCTTCAAAAGCGGTACAAGCCTTGCTAAACTCTTCGTCAAATCCCTTACTAAAGGTAGCTTGGTCAAGCAATTCAGCAATAGCGTGAGGATTTTTGCTCATACTTACTTGATTAGTTTTTGCAGATTTTCCTCCTTCATTACCAAAGTCATTCTCATTTGATTTAGCAAATGTACGTTCAACTGGACGTGATGAGCTTAAAGATTTAGGTGCTGGTACATCTGAACCGAATGCTTCAAGTTTTTCAGACATTACCGAAATAGTGTCTTCTTGACCTTTGATGATTTCTTTAAGTTCAGCATTTTCAGACATAATAGCAGTTGCTTTCTGAGCTACATCTTTAACCATAACACCAAGAGCCTTGATGAAATTAGTTTGATTGGCGTGAGAAGTAGCAATTGCCTTTTCAATACGGTCAAAGCGGTTGGTACCACCTTTCTTCATTTTGCCTTTTTCTTCAACTTCTACATCATCCTCATCTTCTTCGGCTTCCTCTTCATCGGCTTCCTCTTCCTCCGATGTTTGCTCAGCTTCTTTAGTCTTGGACTTTGCTTTGCTGATAGGCTCTTTCTTGGTTTGTCCGCCATTGGCGTCACAACCTTCACCCTTTTCAATATCATTAGGCTCTACGTCAAGCCCAAGAGCTTCGTATGCTTTTGTGATATCATCTTCAGTGATTGTTTTTTTACCTTTCATATTCGCAAACTTTTTTAACATTAAATGAATATTTTCTGCTTTCTCAATACTTATACCTGGAATGTCTTTGAAAAGCCTTTCGATAACCTCTGATTTTGAAAAAGTCTGTTTTTTAAGTTTCTTATCAACTGACTCTTTCTTCAATGCTTTTGCATTTTCTGTATCAACTGCTTCTTCCACTTCATCCTCATCAAAGTCATCGTCAATCTCTCCTTTAATTATATTAGCAAAAGTTTGAGGATTTTTTGGTTGATGAGTAACGGCAACTCCAGTGATTACTGCTTTTATGATTTTTTTATAATCAGGAGAATTTTTATCATTAGATTTACGTTTCAAAACTTTACCTTCAATAGAATAACCAAGCCTTCTCGTTTTTGAATCTTTTTCAAGAACTTGAGCAAGTTCCCAAACATCACAAGCTATTTTACTTGAAGGGTACAAATCAGTTTCAATGTATAATCCTTCTGGACGAATTTCTGCTTTTGAAGGCTCTCCGATAATAGTGGCGGGTTGACCTTTTGCTTGATGGTGCCAATTTACCATTCCGCTTTCTAATAACGGTTTGATATCGAACCCTTTGGGGTCAAGAAACTCTCCATCACTATCTTCATCAGATGTTGAAGCAATACCGCCTAAACGCATCACCTCTTCTCCAGTAGTAGGGTCAATAATAGTTTCTTGAGCCTTTTCAATCGGACACCAAAATTTGAATTTATCTTCTATCTTTGCCATAACTTTATAAAATAAAGGTCAAAAGTTCCGAACCTTTGACCTCTTAATAACTGTCAATTGTAATTTGCTTACTTTTCAGACATGGTTCTTTTTATCCATCCGTAAAAAAATTTTTTATTGCTCGGTTTTTTTTCACAGATTGAAATATAATACTTGACCTTTTCCATTCTTCTAGCATTCATATAATCTTCATACAGAATGGTTGTATTCAAACTGTCAACTTGATGTTTCCAAAATTGAACATCTGATTCAAGTTCTTTTATCCGTTCCTGATTGATAACAGGAACCTCTACATACACCGTATCGGGAACTTGTATAACAGGCTCTACGGTTTTCTGTACGCTCGGTTCACAGCTAATCATTAAAGTGGTTAGCAAGCATAAAAATATCGTTCTCATAACACTGAATTTAATTTGTTTAATAATTCGTTACTCATCTTACCAGTCTCTTTCATTTTAAATTGACGTTCAGATAATTTTATGGAAGTGCCAACACCCATATTAACAGACGTATCATACATATCGTTAGCTACATCCTGTTTATTGATTTTATCACCCCAAACTGGATTCCAATAATTTACTCGATACAAATCTTCTTTAGCTTTTTCAAGTTCTGTAGAAATGATTACCTGACCATTTTTCTTATTAGGAATTTTATCAAGTAATTTCCAACCAATCCATGACGGATTAGCTTTTCTGCTTATACCGCTCCAAGTCTCTTCTCCTGAATCACCGTCTATATTAGTCCAGACGTTCTTGCCTTCAAATTTTTCCGTTCTCTTGAAAGCTATTTCAAAATTTGCCATAATTACCTTATTTAATAGTCAATTGTGAAAAATCAATACAATCGTGATTTAACCAATCCATCAGTTTGTCTGATTTATCGGTATTTTTCATTTTCATAAACGCATCTACACTAATATTGTAGCTTTCCAAATATCTCTGAAAACCTTCTTCTAACAATGCTATGCGATTTCCTTTCTCCGTTGCTTTTTGAAACTCATCGCTCAAGTCCTCTAATTTTTCTGTATTCTGAATAGCTTCATTATACAAAGCTATTTGATAAGGCTCAAGCAGTGGGAAGTTTCCTTTGAACGGAATTATTTGAGAAGGTTTTTTCAGTCCGACATATTTGACGGCTCTACCTCCTACAACTGATACAAGTCTTTCTCGTTCCATGTCCTATTTTTTTACAATTACTTTACTTCGATTAAGAATAATCATAAATGAATTTGGGCCACCGTTACCATGAGGCTCTATAATAGCATCATATCCTTTTAATGCCGCATATGTCCCAATGGCTTCTTTGCTTCCTATTCTGACTAATTCATAAATTCCCGAAATAATGTCTCCATTTGGGTCTTTTGTCTTTTTCAGGTCAGCCATTTCAGAAGTTTTAACATTCAATTCACTTTTAGTTACTTTGATATCTGACTGTAAATTAGTAACCTTATCACCTATGTTTTCAAGTTCCTTAGAAATTTTCTTGTTGATAACTCCGTAATGTTCTTTCATCATCCAATCTTGAAAACGTTTCAACGGATAATTATAAGCATTGCTAAAAGCATTTTTGCGTTTAATAGCATTATTCTCCCATTGATAACGACTCAACATAAATTTCTCTTTACTATTAGGCAAAGTAAATACATAAACATCTGTTCCCTTGCCTTTTTCAGTAACAGTACCTCCATTTTTCTTTACCCAATCAAATACCTTCTTTTCAACAAAATCTTCAAAGCTAGGATAATCAGGGTCACCATCGTCATTTAACCTACCCCAATCAGTGTTATCTATTTCAAGTTGAGACATAACAAGAGTGTCTTCGTCCCAATGCATATTTGTTTTGATTTCCTTTTCGGTCTTATCGGTTATATTATTTAAGTCATCCTGTTGTTGTTTTAATTGATTATTAAGAGCATCAATTTCAATTTGCTTTGCATCAACAGCTGCTTTATCAAAAGTAACTAAACTTAGTATTTCCTTTTTCAAGTCTGGTACTAATGCTACTTTAGACGAAGGGTAAAGAACACATTCAAGTATATCTCCAGACCTGCCTGCATAACTTCTAGCAGCATTATATGCATCAGATTTTTTATATGTTGTTTGAGTATTACTTTTGTCGTGGTCTCCGTCATTTACATGAGCATATATGCCAGAACCGTGAATACCAATAGTTCCATAGAAACAATTATCATTGTATTTGAAATCATCGGCATAATACTCCGCATTATGACCACCTCCGTCCGATAAACCACGAAACATTTGATACTTAGATTGCTTTACGGCATTCCAATATTCAGCTTCATCAACTACATTTGGACGTGCGGTGAATCCTCTTTCAGCGCATATCGTACTTAATAGCTCCCAGCCTACGGTATAATTTGTAGCATTCAATTTACGCCAATAATCCGAACCTGATTGACCTTTCCATATAGCATCTAACTCATCTTCAGATAACTCCCGATACATATCAGCATCACTCTTGAGGTTTCTCGGCAATACCTTTTTGTTCTTCTTAGCAAGTTTTGCTTCCAAGTCGTTCTTAATACGTCTCAAATCTTTGAAACGGTTGTCAAAGACTTTTATCATATCAATATTGCTTGCAACTAAAAAACCCATAACATCTCCTTGCTTATTCAAAACATCATCAATCTGGTTGATGTAATCCTGAGTAGAAAGATTAGCAACGACAGATGGATTATATTTTTGCATAGACAAAAAGTCATCCACTTTATCTCCAAACGTTTTCTTTGAACCTTGTGCCCGATAGTTCAACGCTCCTCC